ACGAAACGATCCGCCGGTACGTCATTTCGCGGGCGCTTTTTTTCTCTCTTCCTCCGCGACCATGACGTCGATCTTCTGTCCCGCCTGTTCCTTCTGTTCCTCTTCCGCAACCTCGCTGCGCATGCCTCTGTTGACTTCCAGCGTAGCCAGGATGGCATATCCGACGATCTCCGCCGGCCGCATGTGCCGCAGCACCCACTTCTCCGTCAGATCCGGTTCCTGTCCCTGCTCTTCCAGCCCGGCGTTGCCCAGGATCTCGATCAGCGTTCCGAATTTTTTCAGCTTCTCCGGATCCGTCGCCACGCTCATGGCCCAGCTCTCCGGGTCCTCCTCATCCGCCAGATGCAGTCCGAAAACCTCGTCCCGCAGCTGCGCTGCCGTGCATCCGATCCGTTCCTGGATCGCGATCATTTCCCAGCTCGTGAAATACAGCGGGATCGTCCGCCCGCCCATCGTGATTTCTGTCATGCTCAGATCTCCTTATTCAAATCATCAACACTTCATAATCAATCCGTAAAACTTCCTGAAAACTTCCTGATCGATCATGAAAACTGCAACATTTCAATCCACAAAAACGGGGAACCCATCGCTGGATCCCCCGTATGGTTCCCGCCTACTGCTGTCAGGTTGTTGCCTGTGCCGATGGCGGCGTATAGTTGAGCATGGAGTTGATCTTCGCCTTGGCTTCTGCCAACGTTGCAAAGTTATTATGCCACCGATACTTGAGCGTTCCGCTCCCGTCGATGTCCAGGGCAGCGCCTCTGCCTTCCAGCGTCGGATGCCCCCAGGTGGTCTGTCCCTCGCGGGTCTGACTGGTGTGGGTATTCTCCGTGAAATGGATCTTGACCGTGATCCAGACCTCATAGCTGTAAGTTTTCGCGTCCTCGTTCAGCATTTTTTCAATGTAGCCGAAGCCGCCGTAGGGGCTCGGCGCGTCCGTGATCCACTGACCGCCCATCTGCTGAGATCCGGCTTCTTCGCCCAGCATCGCGATCCGCGCCGCGTTGCTGATACCGGTGGACTCGAAGCTGATCGACACCGCGGTCGCGCCGTTGTCCTCCGCCACAACACGGTCATCGCCGTAATCAGCATTGTTGCTGCGCTCGTAGGTCACCGTTGCGGTCCTGGCCTCCATGATCCGAATGCCCGTTCCGTATGTCGGCATGCTGCCCTCCGTGTGGCTCGCAATCGGAGCCCAGATCGGATACATCATTCCAACCCGCTGTTTCGGATTTCCTGCCATGTTCTTTCCCTCCTGTTGTTAATCTCCGTATTTCCATCCATTCGCGGCCAGGTCCAGCTGGCTCTTATAAGTTCTGCCGCTGTAGGATCCGATGACCTCCGCGGCCTTGTTCAGTGTCTCTGTGGCCTTTGCCACGAATGCGCTCTGTGTTTTCCCGGCAGCCTGCCGTGTGGCTTTCCGGAAAAACGGCTGTTTGTCCATGAATGAGGTTCCGCTGTTAATGGAATTGGCGATCAGCGGAATCGGCTTTGCGTTCTTTGATCCCTTGCCCGCCTTGCTGGCGTGCATGACTTTCCCGGTCGTCTCGTCGTACCGGTAATTCGTCCTGGCTTTGATGCTCCGCCGCCCGTCCACCAGCGCGTATCCGGAATTGTTGAATCCGATGCTGGTGTTGACGCTCAGGCCGTTGTTTTTGAATTTCGCGATGCCGGCCGCTCCGGCGCCCTGCAGCGCCGCCTTCTCCTCCGGGGATGGTCTCCGTTTTCGTCCGCCCGCTGCGTACTTGAACGGTTCCACGGCAATCCCGTTGACTGCCCCGCTGACCGCGTCAGCGTAAACGCCGGCTGCTTCATAAAGCCCGGCTGCCGCGGCTCCTCGCCCGGCTGCTCCGAGCTGATCCATCGCGCTGACCAGCTCGCTCATCCCCTCGGTAACGCATTTGTATGCCATTCAGCCTCACCCCAGAACCTCGAAACTCCATTCAAAGTGAAACAGGCCCGTTTCGCGTTCCCATCTGCCGCACGTTTCCATCTGCCAGCATCCGTCGCAGTGCTCGGCCAGCACGGCCTCGATCTGGCTCGGATACCCTCCGCCGCGCTTGTCGCTGCTGTAAAGGTCGATGCTTCCTTCCCAGGCCCGCGCGATCTTCCGGTTGTCGCCGTGATCGGAGCTCGCTTCAAACTCCAGCGCGTAGGTGATGTAGTCGCTTTTCGGCCTGGTAGTCCATCCGTTCTCCGCGCACGGGATCCCGATGGCCTTCAGCGCCGCTTCCAGCGCCAAATATTCCTCAGACATCCCCGTTCACCTCCGCCGCGTTGCCGTCCCACGGCTGGCACGTCAGCAGCACGCCGTTGTACTCTCCGCCGGTTTTCCGGATCACCCGGTACCGCTGCCCGTCATATTCCAGGTCGCGTTCCCCGCGGTAGTCCCGCTCGTAGGGGATCAGCAGCCGCATTTCCGGCAGCAGCCCCTGGCCGGTAGCCTGGTAATGTTCCGTCAGCCCGACGTCCTTCTCCGTGCATTTGACCTTCCGCCGGGTTTCGTCCGGAGCGCTTCCGGCCTCGTGGGCGTCCGGATTGTAGGCGATCAGCACACAGCTGCTCAGCTTTTCCATTCCTGCCGTCACTCCCCATAATCCGTGTAGTGCCCGCTGAGCCTCAGGCTGCCCTTCATGCTCTCGTAGGCCTTCAGCAGGTTGTCGTAGTTCGGCGGATTCCCGATCCGCATCTGGCACCAGGTAGCTATCGCCGTGATGATCAAATCATCCTCCACCGTGCTGTTGTCAGTCACTGCGCCGCTGTCGGCGTCAACGCTGATGTCGATCTCTCCCGGCAGGATGATTTCCGCCGTCCGCGTCAGATCCAGTGCCGCCGCTTTGATCTGCAGTGCGATTTCCTTGTCATAGTCGTCGCCGCTCACCGGCAGCATGCCCTTGACCTCTGCAAACATTGTCTCATCTCCCCGCCATGTATTCATCAAAAAGCTGTCTTGTATATAGATGGGTCGCCGGCGCGTGGCTGTCGATCCACAGTTTGAATCCCAGGCAGGCCGCCCGTATGCAGAAATGCCGGTCTTCTCCCCACAGGGCTTTCCGAATGTTCGGAATCCTGGCATAATCCACGCCGGATTCCAGCACCCGCCGTTTCACCAGCGTGCACGCGCCTGTCATCCCGCATTCGTACAGTCCCGGCTTCCTCCATTCCTCCGGCATGCCAGTCGCCTGGTCTTCCATCCATGCGTTGCACCACCACCGACCGCTCGGCGCCCGTGTCCAGAAGATTTCACTCACGATATCTTTGTCCGCCTTCAGCAGGATCTGCAGGGTTTCCGGCTGCAGAATCAGGTCGCTGTCCACGCTGAACCAGTAGTCAAACCCGTTGGCCAGCGCGTAGCATATCGTCTCGTTCCGCAGCCTCATCATGCTGTCCATGTTGTCCCGCGTCCAGATATGGTCGTTATCGGTCTTCTGTTAGTACGTCTCTGTGTCCTTTACGATCCATTTGTCGCATTCCCGCATTTCCCGGATCGCTTCCGGACAGTTGTTCACCACAAAATAGGTTTCGGTTTCGTAGCCTTCCGGCAATTCCAGCCGCCCCAGGCTCTTCAGGTATTCGCGGAAGATGTCCGCGTCCTGCCTCACCGGTGCGGTGATCAGGATCCGCTTCATGTCGCCGGCTCCTCTCCCGGCCAGATCGGTATATGAGCGATATGCCCGGCCCTCGCCGTTGGCTCGCACCAGATTTCAATCCCCAGCTGCTTCGCCCTCTGGCAGAATGCCAGGTCTTCCCCGAAATCCGCCGTCGGCTGAAAACAGGTTCCGAAATGGTTCTGCACCGCCATCAGCACGGACGAAGCCGTCATCGTGCACGCCATGCCGCAGCCCTCCACCTGGAAAGGCTCTGCTCCCCATTCCTTCACCCGTTCCAGCGGTTCCCTCGGCCTCATCCGGCTGTATACGCAGGCTCCATATGGCGGTCTCCGGCCGTGGAAAGCCCCGCAGACAAAATCCTTTTCGCAGAACCTCAGGCTCTCCACGATATCTGTTTCGAATATCATGTCGCTGTCCAGCCACAGCACGTTGGTGAATCCGTCGTTTATGGCCCTGCAGGCCAGAGACTGCCTGGCGAAATACACCAGCGTCCCCGTCTTGATGTCTACCTCATGCCGGATTCCGTCCCGGTGCAGCCTCGCCGTCAGGTTCAGCAGGCTCCTGGTGAAATCCGCATGCATGTATTCCGTGCACGGCACGGCGATCAGCAGCGAAAAAGGATCCTTCATGCGGCCTCATTTCTTCCGGGTTTCCCGGACTGGCTTGGTTTTCTCTTCCTGCGTTTCCCGCTCCGGCGCCTTCATCAGCTCGGCGCTGGCCGTGGAAATCAGGAAACCGGCCTCCGCCGGGGAAACCTCTACGATTTCCCCGGCGTGGTGCCGGATCCTGGCATCCCTCAGAAGTTTAATCTTCATCAGTCGGCCTCCCGGATCAGGTGGTCGCGCTGCCCGCGTTCTTCTTCACGTTCACGAACATGCCGGGCTTGTCCACGCCGTGCGCGGCGTACTGCCGGCCGTGAACCTTGACCATGTCGGCCTCCGCTTCGCTCAGGTCGTCCCACTTGGTGATGATGCCTTCACCTTCCGGATAGTTCACATGTTCTCCGTACAGATCGCCAACGATCATCCAGACCGCGTTATTGTCCGCGGTGGAGTATGCCGGCAGCGCGCTGGAGTACAGCACGGTCAGGCCGTCGTACGGATCCACGGCGAAGTTTCCCGCGACTTTCGCCTGGTGGAAAGCGGCGGCAGTCAGCCGGTTGATGATCACAACCACGTTCTCCGCCTCGTCGCTCAGGTTTGCCTCCGCGGTCACCACAATGCTCAGATCCGGGGAGCCCTCGATCTTCGGGATGCCGACGGCGCTGGAGGAATGGCTCGTGGAAGCGCCCGCGATATCGAGCACTGCC